GTGCGCGGCAAAGACATCCCGTTGCAAATCTACTCCTTCACAAAGGAGATCAATAGCGAAGTCTCCATCGACTACGAGCGTGTCTGCATTCCCGGCATCGCCGGTCCGGCCTATCTGCAGGGCGACTTCGTCAACGACGATCAGTTCGTTTGCGCAGAAACGCTGGTGCCGAAGCTGGTGACGATCAGGATCGACGGCAGCTACGATCACGAACAGAGTGCACTGCATCTCGACACGGTGGTGCCGGGCATGGAGCCAATCGACGTTCGATACACGAGAGACAGCGACATCGGCTGGGGCAATTCATTCTTCTTTGTCGGTGACTGGAGTGACAGCCGCAATACGCTGCCGCAGGATGATCCGCATCCCGGCCATCCGATTGAGATCGTACCGCCGATTATTCCGGAGCACCCGATAGCGTACCCGGAGTCAGGTCTGCCGACGCAGCCGCCGCCGATACCGACGCAGCCGATCCCGATTGTCTACTACGCTGATGCAGGATACGACGCAGCACGCTTGCTTGCGGATCGAGTCTTTCTGCATGACCCGGAGATCATGGGCGTCATCACTGGCGGCATCTCCTACGTCGGTGTCGATTATGTTTCGTGGCCAGCCTACACCGCTGACCTGATGATCGACCTGCACATGAACGATGATTGGTGGAGTTGGTTCGCCGACGAAGGCGTCACCAACGACGACAATTACTTTGCGAGTACGGTGGACATGGCTGACTTCGACCGGGCTTGTCGCGCGGTCGTGGTATCGCAGGCACTGCGTGATCGAGTGCGCACAGCCTTCGATCCGACACGACTGATCGAACTACGTGAGAGAGCTTGGACAGAAACAACGGTTGACCAACAGGTCATCAACCTTCTCTAGGAGAGGCAAATGGAACGTAAAGTTAATATTCAAGACTGGCAGAAGGTAACCGTCGAAGACTTCAACAACTTCGGACTCTTTCCGCGTGCGTCGTTCGATCATATCGTGGTCGATACGCTCATTCCCGACATGGCCTTCACCGGCTTCACTGTCGTGCAGACTGCACCTGCTATCGTGACTGTCGGCAGCGGGCGGCTCTATCACAACGGCCTCGTGTTCTACAACGACAACGAGGGCGGCACCCAACTCGATCTGCTTGGCGTTCTCCCCGTGGTCACGCGGCGCTACGTCGGCATCGTCACGTGGGGCCAAGAGATTCAGACCGACACTGAGCCGCGCACGTTCCTCACCGATCCGGTGACGCGTGCGACTGTCGCTCGTGTGGTCTCTACTGAGTCCCGTCGCTGGTCGAACATCTCGACGGTGGTTGGCGCAGAAGCCCCTGATCCGCAGAAGCCAGCCATCGCATCGAACACGCTGGCGGTCGCGTGGATACTCCTCGACTCCACTGGCATCCTCGCCATTGAGATGGTCGAAGACAATCGCGCACCGAACCTGCGCGACCTCGACAACCGGATGAACGAGAACGACGGCTGGCGCATCCGCACGTCGTCGCGGCTCGACACGCTGGCAACCGATCTGGCCGCGCTCGCTCTGCGACTGGCAGGCACCGCTTCGATGAAGCTGGCGCTGCGCATTGCCGCTGACGTCGCACGCGTGAAGGAGGAGCTTAACCTTCCTGACACCTTCGCATCGTGGGGCGCTGATCACTTCCTGACCAACGACGAGACCGACGTGCACACGATCCCGCCGAACCCCGACGTGCTCTGTAAGGTCGAGGAAGGCATTCGCTTCTCGTGGGCCGCGCAGCGCGACGCACAGTTCGCATTGATGAACCCGATGGACCCTGCGGTGATCAATCAGGCGAACTTCGTCCTGCCGCTCTACCACGAGAAGACTCGACTGGAGGTGCTGGGCAACGACAGCGAGATTTCAATCTCGCAGTATCAATTCCAGACTATCTCATGGGAGCTTTGCACGAAGACCCGCACGCGCATCCGCTTCGGCACGCCGCTCTATGTTTGCTACAACGGCGTCTGGTGGTTCGCTCCGTCAGGTCAGGACTGGCAGACATCGATCGGCATGGGTGAGTCCTCCGGCTCGCAGGCTGGCGGCATGACGCCGAACACCGATCTGATTTACGATCCGATCCGCAACATCCTCACGCGCGGCGATGAGACGTTTCAAATCCTCGACGTGCAGGACGTCTCGACGCATACGATCCTGCGGCTCGCCCAGTTCTGGGTGGACGAAATCATCGACAGTTACTACTGGCGGCAGATCGTCACCATCGAAGGGCTCAGCGGTGCTGTCATCGGACAGACCTTCCTGAACTCTCAGGGTGGCTGGCTGACCTCGATTGAAATCTTCCTGACGCGCGTTGCCACGACCGGCGACGTGCACGTGCTGATGTGCGAGACCAACGACATCGGCGCTCCGAACTATCAGCGCGTGATCGCTCGCTCGACGGTCCCGGCTGATCTGTTGCGCATCTATCCCTACGGCACGAAGGTCGGCGTGCTGCCGACTTATCTGGCGAAGGGCCAGCGCTACTGCATCGTGCTGCAGACTGCGGGCAACCACTTCGCTGCCTGCGTTCACAACAACAAGTTCGCGCAGGGCTCGCTGTTCACTTCGACGGATGGTGCGTGGGCCGCAGGCGACCTGACGAAGGACCTGACATTCAGGCTGCACTTCGCGGAGTTCGAGTCCACGCGCTGCTATGTGCAGCTTGCAGCGCTGGAGTTGAACGGCGGCATCTCTGAGATCGATCTCAACTTCGACTCGACGCGCCCGCCGGGCACCACGATCTCGTTTGAGATTCAGCACAACGGCGTGTGGCAACCGCTTGGCTACTACGACAGCAACCCGCTGGTGAACCAGCCACCGATGCTGCCGTTCCGCTGCTTGTTGGTGGGCACCACGGACGAGATGCCGGGCATCGGCGTTGCTGCTAACTCGCGAGCGCTCACGTCGAGACCTCGCGACGACTTCACGCACGTCTCGACTCCTCGCATCATGCCGACTCCGGTGAACACGGTTTACGTGGACTTCCGGCTTGACGCATGGCGCGGTGGCACGGGGCCAACCGCAGAGCATCAGTTCAACGCCAGTCTCCTGACCGGCGCGAGCTATGAGATACCTCGCCCTGCAGCGGTGATGGAGGAGTCAGTCGCACCGGATGATCCGACTGCCGTGATCCGTCGCTACACGTGGGACCTCGCCGCACTGGGTGGCGTTCCTGTCACGGCGTATAAGATCAGGTGCGAAGGCAAGGTGCTGAACGAGCTAACGCTCTTCCACGTGTCGGAGCGCGTCGATATCGGCATCAACCTAATGTAACGGGGAGAACTCGAATGGCTACCAAGAAGTTTCCGCAACGCAACGTCGTGATGCCGATGAACCCGGAGCACGTCGCTGCGGCTCGTGCACGGCTCGACGTCGGTCGTCAGTCACCGAACTCAGGCTACACTCCTGCGGACGGCAAGGGCTCACGTCGCGAAGTCCGCAAGGGTGAGTGGATCGACGACCGCGTGCTTCGTCACGGTCAGATGCAGACGCCGTGGCCGTCGATGCAATCCGCTCCTCCAGCGCCAGAGCAGAAGGAGCTTCCAGCGTCGTATGATCCAGCGATGGTCTACGACGTAAAGTTCGGCGGCGCTGTGCCGTATCTTGGGCGCATCCTCAATCCGGGGAAGTCGTACCAGATGAATGGAGCGGTCTGCGCACTGCCGACGATCCAGCCAGCTATCATCGACGCAGTGGTGCTTGGACCTATCCCTGTGCCGACGCCGCCGACGCCGACGACTCCCGCAAGGTCCGCTGCAAAGAAGGCTTAACACGATGGCGTTGAAACGGCTGGATGAAGAATTCGAACTGAAGCCCGGCACGCAATTGCTCCCGTATATGAAGCGATTGCTGCCGTCGCTCGAAGCTCGCTTCCAAGACTTGGAAGGCGTGGATCGCGAGTTGCAGGCCATCGCGGACGAAATCCGCGCGGCTGCGTTGCTGCGCATGAACGAGATTCTGATTCCAGCCACCGAAGACATCATCGCAATCACGAAGCTGGGCTTCCTGCTCGCGCCTGTCACTGAGGTGCTCTACACCATCCAGCTTGGATACATGGCGGTCTATGTTGATGACGGTCCGCAGGCGAAGACGTTCACGCCGTCGCCCTACATCATCATCGAAGGCATCGACGACCCGAACAATTACTCGCTGGCGAAGACGATTGGCTACGATGCGGAGCAACGCATCTTCGAGATGGAAGTCACAGCCATCCACGGCGATCCGCGACCGCAACCTTGGATGCTGACATCAACGCCGGGCATGGCGCAATCGACCAAGGACTATCACGACGTCATCGCGCCGATGCACACCGAAGTTCGGTCCGACACCATCGAGGTGCGCGGTCTGCACGCAGACATCATGGCCGCTCTTCAGGCTCTCGAAGAGTCCGGGCTCGATCTCTACAACTACGTTCGATACGACGGCACCACGCCATTCAGGGCGGTGCAGGGCGGCATCGCGCCCGACAGTTGCGCCAACGATACTTCGCTGGTGACTGCGGCGTGGTCGCGTGCGCTCATGGTGGAGTACATCAACCAAGCCGTATTGAAGAGCGGCAGCACGATGACGGGGCCGCTCTACCTGAGCGGATACCCGACGCAGCCAAATCAGGCCGCGACCAAGGAGTACGTTGACTCGTCGTTCGGTGTCGGCGGCACCATGATGGGCAACCTGACGATCAAGACCAACTATCCATCGATCATGCTGTATCCGAACGGCATTGGACAGGATCGCATCGTCTATGGGCTTGGCTCCAACGGCACGAACAGGTGGGGGATCAGCCTTGGCAATGCAGATCAGGAGAGCGGAAGTCTGAGCGGATCGAACTTCGCGCTGTACAAGTACGGCGATGCTGGTGAGTACGGCGGCGCTGTGCTGTCGATCAGCCGCGCGAATGGCCACGCGACGTTCGGCGGTGCCGTCAGCACCACCGGCAACATGAACGTCAACGGCGATCTCTATGCGACGCGCGGTGACGGCACTGGCGTCATCTTCTTTGGCACCGGCTATCACTACTGGAACGGCTCGACGCACCACTTCACTGGCGGTGGTGGTTCGTTTGACGGTCCGGTCAGCACGCACGCGCTGAACACTCACGCGATCTCGACGCAAGGTCACTACCTCACCTCGTGGGGCCTGACGAGCCACGGTCAGGCCGACATCAATGGACCGCTGGTCGTTCGCGGCGACGTGGTGATCGAAGGCGGCGGCGCGAACTATCTCCGCTTCTGGGATAACACCTACGGGAATTCGTACATCCATCACAACGATGGCACCATCGGCTTCCTTGGCCATGATGGCGGCTGGCGGATGTACACTAATGCTGGCGGTTATATCTGGTGCGCCGCCTTGGGCTGGGTGCACGACTGGGTGAACGGGCAGGCGAACTGGTACGCGTGGAATGCCGCCGACACTCGCTACAACCAACTGGTCGCGACGATCCGCTTCCATCACCTTGGCGACGTGCAGCACTACTTCAATGGACTGCAAGAGCCGTGGGGCGGTGCGGTCATCACCGGCATGACTGGCGCGTGGGCGTCCTATTACGTCACCGGGCGTTATCGACAACTGCATATGCTGATCGGCGGCGGCTGGCACGCCGCAGGATATTGAGGGGACGTTGATGGACTTCATCGATCACGGAGACTGGGTTGCCTACAAGCCGGAGAACCATCCGCTGCGGCAGCACGTCAATGGCCACAAGCTGCTGTTCTGCAAACGCGTGTCTGACGGCGTGGACTGGTACGACTATCGCAAAGAGAAGCGACTCGACAAGCCATCGCACAGCGTGAAGGTGACGCTGCTTCACCAGTACAATCCGCTCATCAAGGATCACGAGTGGGTGGTGATGACAACGGAGAAGGATGAGCCGGAGTTCGTCTGGCCGGAAGCCACGCGGCTGATTGAGATTGAATTCGACGGCGATCATGAGAAGCTGCGCCAGAAGCGCTTCGACTTCCGCAAGCGGGAGTTCTATGACCCGCCGCCGCTGCCAAAGCGCCCGATGCTCAGTGCACTGGCGGACGAGCTAGAGATGACCGAAGATCAACTCGCGCAAATTCTAAGGAGCCGACATGGCTGACGTAGCATTCTTTGAAGGCAGACAAACAGCACCAGTCCCTGCCGCGCACGCGGTGCAGCCGATGCCGCCGCTTCGGATGCTGGCGACGAAGATGGATTGCAATCCAGTCGGGCAGGTGATCGTCACACCAATCATTCAGGACCTACAGGTCGGAGACTACATCAGGGAGATACGGATCATGTCGCAGCCGCAAGGTGGCGCTGATCCTGAGATGATTCTCTCGATCCGTCTTCACGCATTGTCGGTCAAACAGTTGGAGATACTGACTCCTCCAAGCACTTTCTGATTCAACCAACGCTTCTCACAAAGGAGACCTACTATGGGTGATCCAGTATTCGGCATTAGTATCCGCAAGGTAGACGAAGGCGCACGTCCCGTATTTGCCGCCGATCTTTCGACCATCGGACTCATCGGACCGGCACCGCTCGCCGACGCCGTTGCGTTTCCTCTCGACACTCCGGTGTTTCTGAATTCGAACGACAACAAGAAGGCGAAGAAGCTGGGCGAGGCTGGCTATCTCGCTGACGCTGTTCGCGCGATCAACGACCAGTTGGGCGAGACGCAGTTCGCTGCTCGCATCGTCGTGGTCCGCACGTTGCAAGGCACCGACGTTGATGACGCCATCGCTCTGCAACAGACGATCTCGAACATCGCTGGCGACAGTATCGCTGGCACCGGCATGTGGGCGTTCCTCAAGTCGGCGTCGAAGCTGGGCTTCACTCCGCGCATCCTGACAGCGCCGGGCTACACCTCGCAGATGGCGAACGGCGTCGGCGAGATCACGCGCACTGCGCCCGGCTCTGGCTACGTTGAAGACCATCTCTATCCCGTCGAGTTCATCGGCGGCGGACCGATGGTCGTGCCCGCGACTGGTCACGCTTACGGCCAGAGCAACGGCACGCTTGGTCCGGTGATCCTCGAACTGCCGGGCGCTTGGTATGAGGATGAGCCCAGCAACATCGTCGTGCCCGAACCCGGCTGGGATTGCGTGAGCGGCATCATCTCTGCGGCTGGCATGGGTTATGGCGAAGGCGAGATTCTGGTGATGCCGAACAACGTCATGCTCGTTGTGAAGACGGTTGACCCTGCCGGTGGCGGCGTCCTCGACGTTGACGTCATGAACAGGGGCTTCGTCGTCGGCACCGATCAGCCGCCGCTGGAGCCGGTTGCTCCAAACAGTTCGACTGGTTCTGGTACTGGCGTCACCATCGTTGAGCGCTGGGAGCCTGTCGGCACGAAGGCGGCTTACACCGCAGAGATCGTCACTGGTGCCAACCCGATTGTTGCTGGCGCTACGCCAATCTGCAATCAGTTGCTTGGCGTGATGATCGTGGAGTCCGCTGGCTCCTCGATGCAGAACGACTTCGACTGGCGTGAGACGATGCAGTCGCATCGCCTGATCGCATTGTCGGGTGGTTGCCGTGTGATGGACCCGGCGACGAGTTACATCATGATCCGTCCGCTTGCACCTCGCATGGCGGGCATCATGGTGCGTCGCGACCATGAGACTGGTGCGCCGTTCCACTCTGCCGCCAACCAAGCGGTGCAGGGAGTCATCTCGCCGAACCGCGACATCGGTTTCAATCTCACCGACAGCGCGAACGAAGCGCAGGAGTTGCTCGCCGCAAACATCGGCGTGCTGGTGCGCGGTGAAGTTGGCGACGACTTCGCGATTGCATCTGGTGGGTTCGTTCTGATCTCCACCGATAACACTGGCGAAGACCCCATCTGGCAAATGTATAACGTCCTCAGAGGGCGCGACTACATCCACTTGGGCATGTTGAAGACCCTGCGTTACTTCCTTGGTCGCTACAACATCATCGGTCACACGGTGCAGGCGATCCTGAACACGATGCAGTTCTTCCTGCGCGACCTTCATGCCGACAATCACATCCTTGGCTACAAGGTCAACTTCAAGACGGAAGGCAACTCTGCTGAGCAGATCAGGATGGGTCACCTCACCGTCGGCTTCAAGGCTGAAGAGCCGCCGGTCCTGAAGCACCTGACCATCGAGTCTTCGCGCTATCGCGAAGCCATCGATGAGATGGTCGCCGATCTCGCCCAGCAGCTTAACCTCGCGACCTCGTAACCCCGGAGCTTGATGGACAGCACGAACTGACGTGCTTCAAACTGTAGCGGCGACTGCAAGCGCCGGTCTCATCAAGGCCAACTCGAAGAAGGGATTTGAACAATGGCTAACCAGACGATCTATGTAATGGAGTCAGCCAATCTTATTTGCGGCGATGCCGTCGGCACTGGTGCAAGCACGATGCCGGGCATCTCCACCCATCTCGTGCTGCAGGAGTTGAAGCTGCCGACATGGGAAGAGAACTACGTCGATCACACGCCAGCCGGTGCGCCGGTCGGCATCGAGATTCCGACGCACATCAACAAGCTCGAAGCGACGTTCAACCTCGCAGGTTGGGACCCGCTGATCATGTCGTTCTTGGGTCAGGAGGATGTGCAGTACCACCGCTTCACCGCTTACGGTTTGATCCGTGATCGGCGCACGTCGGCGGCGCTGCAGGCTGTCGCGGTGTTCGAGGGCAGGTTGGGTCGCGTGAACCCGACTGCGTTCTCGAAGGGCAACCTGATGTCGCACGAGTATTCGATCAAGAACATCACGCACTACGAACTGAACATGATGGTCAGTGAAGGTGGCTTCCAGCAAATCTTCTGGTGGGACTTCTTCACGACGTCTCTGGGTATCGGCGACAACATGCTCACCGACGACATGGTGCGCCTGCTCGCGATCCCGGCCAACCCGGTCAGTAACGAGGCATGATGACCGTCGAGCAACTGATCGCGGCGCTTCAACGACAGCAGCCTCATAAGCGTGTCGTTGTCGCTGACCGCGACGGAGCCGGAGGGCACGAGGACATCGAATTCATCGACGAGCGAGTCGATGAGGGCGAAGATGTCATCGCGATCTGGTTTCACCATTGACGACGCGGCGATCTTCCTGCCGGATACGTCACCGGCAGGGAGAGGATTCGTATGGCTATCGCGATTGATAAACTGGGCGGGCGCACCGTCCACCTGTTCATTCCGTTCGAGTACAACGGCAAGCGGGTGGACAGCATCACGTTCAGCCCGTTCAAGTTAGGGCACCTGATGCTCTGGCAGGAACGGCACTGGCCAAGCATGATCGCGCTGATGACTGAGCTTGCGGGCGTCGATGAGGCGGTGCTGCGCGAGCTTCGCTATCCGGATGCTGACCGCATCATGGAAGCCTTCATGGCCAACGTCCCGGTCGAAGTGCGTGACGACATCGGTCAGGGCATCGTCCCGCTTATGACGACCAAGGAAGAACCGGAAGAACCTGAAGCGCCGGAAGAGCCGGGCGATGAGACGCCGCGAGGTCCGGGCGTGCCGATGCCCGACGCTGGCTTCGATCTGAGCGACGACGACGGCGGACCAGACGTACCGTAAAGGGGCTCCCCTGAATGGCTGACGAGAACAAGAAGACAATCGTCATCAGCGCAGTTGATGACTCGCTGGCCGCAATTGAGTCGGTGAAGAAGAACTTTGCCACGCTGCCGAAGGAGATTCAGAAGCAATACAGGTTGACGAACGACGGCATCGCGGTGTCGTTGCGTGCCACTGCTGAGTCCGCCAAGAAGATGGGCCGCACCATCGATGAGCAGATGGACGTCCAGATCAAGGCGATCCGGAAGATGCGCGACGCTCGTGCGCAAGCGGCAGACGACGAACGCTACGCTGCACAGCAGGCCAAGGAAGGCGGCAAGCAGATCGGCGCTATCGGCAGGTTCGCCGACAGTGCAGCCGGTGGACTGGCGAAGATGGCAGCGAAGGCTCTCACCGTGGGCGCTGCGATGGAGACGGTGCGTCAGGGCTACATGACGTTCGCGGGATACGACAGGCACCTGCGTCGATTGCAGAACTCCATCGGAGGATCGCGCACGCAAGTCGAAGCGTTCGGCTCAATGTTCAAGGACGTTGCGCTGAAGACTGGTGACGATCTCTCGTCGTTGCAGATCGGCTTCAAGTCGTTCCTCGACAAGAGCATGGTCAAGCCTGCTGACGCGAAGAAGATGTTTCCGGACATCGCGCTGTACGCGAAGGGCGCTGGCGCAAGCATTGACGCGATGTCGTCGGTGGCTGGCGATGCGATGCGCAACCTGTCGATCCCTGCCAGCGACTACAAGAAGGTTCTGGAGTCCACTGTTCGCGTCGCCGACGATCTCAACGTGGACGTCGAAGTGCTGGCATCGCAAGGCACGCGCCTGTCGGAAGTCATGGCGGGCCTTGGCTACAGCGGCGCAGATGCCTTCGCGAAGATGGGGACCTACGTCGGCATCGCCAACAGAGCGACTGGTAACACCGCGCAGTCGATCCAGATTCTGTCGCACCTGATGGAGCGGATGATCGGCGGCGACAAGGGCATTGCCGATGCGCTCGACATGCCGGTCGAGGTGATGCTTGCAAACCTTGAGAAGGCGAAGAAGGAAGGCGATCCGATGGCGTGGATGGTTGGCATGTTCGCCAAGTCCACGAAGCAGCGCGAGATATTGCAGGCCGTAGGCGTCAAGGATGCGAAGGTCGTCCGCGAATTGACGCGAGCCTACGGCGACATGAACGAGGAGATCGAGAAGACGGCGAACGCCAAAGACGGCCTGACCAAGTCGAAGCGGATGATCGAAGGACCGCAGGCTGCTGTTGAACGTCTCACTGCTTCGCTGTCTATCCTGACGATGGAGATCGGGCACTTCCTCGATGCGTTCGGCGTCACCACCGGATTTCAGTTCTTCGCCAAATTGTTCGGCGATGTCGCAAGAGGCGCTGAGCGACTCCTCTCTCTGCTAGAGGCATTGCAGCGTTGGGAGTTGCCGTCGTGGGTGCCGAAGAGTTGGACGGAGTTCAGCCACCGCGCAGCAACGAACATCCTTGGCGCACCGGGCGTTCCGTGGGAGCAGACGCGCGAAGGAATGGCGGAAGCGAAGAAGAAGGGCGACACTGGACTGACGACGACACCAGTGCGTCCCGCAGAGTCGGTGCCGCTGTCCCGCTCCGCGCCCGGCGCGTGGGAGCAGAACTACAGCGTCGGTCAGCGACCGGGCGGCGCAGTGAGAGAGAAGATCAACTATGTGCCGGGTCGCGGCGGCACCAGCGGCTCGACGGAGTTCAGCGCTCAGCGTCGTCGCGATCCGAACATTCAGAACGCGTCATTCACCGGGACCGATCCGGCGAAGAAGCTCGCGAAGGCAATCGCGGATGAGCAACAGGGCGGTGGCTATGGCAGCAGCATGGATGCGAAGTATCTGCGGGCGTCTTATCATCCGGGCGGAGGTGGTGGCGGCTTCGGTTCGTCTGGTCTCAATTCAGGTGTCTATGATCAAGCTGGCCCGCCGGGTTCGGGTGGTACGGGATATGGCGGCGGCACAGACCTTGCGCCATCCTACACTGGAGGCCAACGCCGTAGCCGAACAGGTGGCCACTCTCATGACAGCGAAGAAGCGCCAACTGAACAGGCTCCGGGCGGCATCACGGGTCCTGAGCTTCAGCCGGGCACGTCAGCGCCAGTCCTCCCGCCAGAGCTAGGAGGGCCGCAGCCCGGCGCGGCGAGGCCAGACGTACCCGGAGCGGGAAAGCAGCAAGGACCGTTCTCCAGCAAGCCGGTCGAGCAACGGCGGGTAAACTATTTCCAGAGGCGTGGTGATCGACCGCTGCATCAGTCTGGCGTGAAGGCCGCGATAGTGAACACGCCGCAAGGCAAAGCGTCGGCACATCCTGAAGCGGCGAAAGACTTCGCCAACATGGCGCAGCAATTCAAGGATGCTGGTGCACCGATCAGGAAGTGGGGCAGCTACAATCCGCGCAAGAAGCGATGGGGCAACGACTGGTCGTCGCACGCTTACGCGTCGTCGTGGGACATCAACGATCAAGCCACGTTCGCCAAAGACCCGAAGATGGCTGCGTGGATTAGAGCCAACCCGGAGAAGTTCAAAGAGATTCTTCGCAACAACAATATGCGGCAACCGCTGGCCGATGCATCGATGGCTGGCGGCAAGGACGCGCCGCACATCGAGTGGACTGGACCCGGCACGGATGACGCGAACAGGCCTGCATATGCTGGCGCTGGCGGCGCTCCGATTCCCGGACTGCCGCAGGAATTGCAGACCGCAGCCGCAGCGCCAGCGGCGGGCGGGACGGCGTCAGGAGACTACCAAGGGCGGCGCGTCAACGCAGACGTGATGAAGACGCGCATTCAACAAGCCAACTCCGAATGGATGAAGGACCCCAAGAATCAACAGAAGATATTCCGAACGCTTCAGGCTGAAGGCGGCGGCAACATCGGTGCCAACTTGGAGCAGATGTCGAACTACGCAGCGTCCAGAAACAAGACCCTGCAACAGGTCGTGGAAGCTAGAGGCAAGAGACAGTTCTACGGTCCGCTTCGTCGCTTCCACGGTGATCCCGGTTCAGGGCAACTCATGAAGCATGAGCGTGATGCTTACTACAGCGCGTGGACTCCAGCGAAGCAAGCGGCGTGGGACAAGGCCAGCAAGGATGTGTTCTCTGGCGGGTCCAACAGAATTAATTACCTCACCGATCAAGGTACGGATGGCGACCCGAACTATAACGCGAAGACGATGACCAACGTCGGCGGCAATATGTTTGGTGTTCAGCCGGGCACTGGAGGGTGGGTTAATGCACAGCGAGGCAAGCCACAGGTCTCCGGTCCAGTCGCTGTCGCTGGTGCTGAGCCGCCGAAGACTCGCTCGTTCGTTCCTGATGTCGATAACAATCGGAAGATGGATGAGCACCGCGAAGAGGTGAACGCGCTGAAGAAGGAAGAACCGGCGGCACCAGCACCAGCGAGGACACGCCCGTCGGATGATCTCCTCATGACTCAGCGAGACGTCAACGTGAACCTCAAGGTCAACGACAGCAGCATGCAATTCGCTCGCGCTTCAATGGCGCGGCAGGTTGATGTAGAGATGCGCAAGGCGCGGCAGAATTCTCACGGCGATATCGGAGTGGCATGATGGCGAACCCAGTTCTCTTCCAGTGGGGACCGATTCAGTTTCAGGTGTTTCCGTTGAGCATGCAGGACTATGCGCATCACACGGCGGCAGACTGGGCAAAGAAGGAGATCGCGGGAGCGGCGCTCTATCGCGAGTGGGTAGGCGAAGGCGAAGAGCAGATCACCGTGAAGGGAAAGGTCTTCCCGCATTACTTCGCGAGAGCGATGCGGGATTCGGTCGATCCAAACACCGGCAGGCGGCGTGACATCAATCAGCCGATACTGGGGCCGGGCGCTTCGCTCGATCCGGAAACTAACTTGCTGCGCGAGCACACTGGCGGCATGCCGTCGTCCGGTGGACTGATGCATCTCGACATGCTCGACAACATGCGCAGGCTTGGTCAGGCGCACATCCTGATCCGTGGTGATGGCTGGCACTTCGGATGGTTCATCATCGAGTCCCTCAATCGTGCTCACAGCCACATCCATCGCGATGGCATCGGTCAGCAGATCGACTTCGAAGCGAGCTTCCAGCGCGTGCCGATCCCGAACGATCCGGCGTCGGGCATCATTCAGGTCTGGTCGTCTGGTGCTGTGCCCGGAGGTGCGTTCGCATGACGGTCTCCAGTTACGACGTCGTCACCGTTGGCTCCGACTACATCACCGCCGATGTGATCCTGTGGCGCAGGTATCGCAACCGCGCACCGCTGATGCTTGAGCGGATGCTCGACGACAATCCGCATCTGGCGAAGGTCCACCGCTATTCGCCGTTCCTCCCGGTGGGCACGCAAATCAGAATCCCGATTGACTACGACATTCTGAGCGGATCGCCGCAGCCGAAGAACAGCATCGTGCTGTGGGGCACCACGCCTGAAGGTCACATGACGCAGGGCACGACGCCGTTCGTCACGACGCCGACGAAGCCGGTGACGTAGCATGGTCGAGCATCAGGGTCCGCGCCGTCACGCCGCATGCAAGCTCATCGTGCACGGAATGCAGGACGTGACGGATCGACTCAATCCGTACCTGATCTCCGTGCAGGTGATCGACAGCATCGAAGGCGGTCACAGCGAAGCGCACATCGAGCTTGATGATCGCAACTGCGAACTGATGATCCCGCCTGACAACGTGCCGCTCACCGTGATGATGGGCTGGTCTGGTGAAGGCCCGCGCGTGATCGACTTCGGTCGCGGTGCCAACTCATTGCAGGACGATCCCGGCATCACAGCAGCGACGATCCAGAACGAGATGAAGTGGCACGGCCCCGGTCTTGAGGTGGTGTTCGCTGGCTGGGTGTCGGAGGTGGAGAGCGGCTTCGGCAGGAAGGGCGGCGGTCGCCGACTGTGGATCACCGGCACTGGCGGAAACACCAAGGGCGAAGCGAAGCAGTTGCAGAACGTCACGGTTGGCGAAGGCAAGCCGGAGGACTCCGCGAAGCAGACCGAAGGCAAGCACAAGCTGGGTGAGATCGCGGACAAGGTGTTCGGCGCTGCCGGGCTGAAGTTCAAGGCGTCGCCGGGCATGGCGAAGCTGTCGCGCGACTTCTGGCAGGCAACGAACGAGAGCGCCCAGATGTTCGGCGAGCGCATCGCGCGTGAGACTGGCGGCATCTTCTCGATCAACAACGGCATCGCGACGCTGGTTGGCAAGGGCGAGGGCGTCAACGCCGATGGCGTTGCGCTGTTCGGCGTCGAAGCGGTGTGGGGTGTCAACCTGATCGGCTGGCGCATCAAGCCGTTCTCTGGTCGCGCTCAGTATGGCAAGGCATCGTCGAAGTTCTTCGACTTCATGAAGGCAAACTGGGACACCGCGTCAGGCGAGATACCGGGCGGCAATCCGTTCGGCGGCGCAGCGGCTGTCGCGCACGGCGTCGGTGCTGTGATCGGCAAGATCGAAGGCGAGCAAGCCAACGAAGGCGCATCGCAAGACAGCCAGTCGAAGCGCGGCACTGGCTGGTGCCTGATCAATGGCGAGCCGCGTGCGCACGCGAACGCGAAGATCAGCATCTCTGGTGCGCGGCCCGGCGTCGATGGCACCTACATGATTTCAGAAGCTGAGCACAACTACACGCGAGGCGTCGGCTACACCACGCGATGCAACGTGCAGAACTTCAAGCCGGTCGAGGGCTCTTACAACTGGCCGACGAAGCCGAAGCCACCGCAGCCGCAATCAACCGATCCGATGGCACCGGGCTATGTGCCAGCACCTCCGATCTCAGGTCCGCAGACCTACACCGAAGAAGAGAAGGAGCGGATGCGGAAGTACATGGAGGAGCACGAGCCCGGCACGCCGATTCCAGAGTGGCTGCTGTCCGCATCTGATGCAGAGAAGCTCGCGGCGCAACGCGCGGCGTATGCGAAGAAGCAGAAGGAAGACGAAGAGAAGCTCGCGAAGGACATCGAAGATATCCTTGGCAACTTCGGCGGTGCAGGTGGCGGGCCAGTGGTGCCGCCGCCGCAGGTCCCGATCTCACAATAGGAGTCAGCGATGACAACGATCACCATCAGTTCAGGTCACGGAGCCAAGGTGCAAGGTGCCGTCGGCATCTTGAACGAAGTCGATGAGGCACGTCGCGTCGTCGATGCGCTCGCCATCGAACTGGAGGAGCGCGGCATCGAGGTGCACACCTATCACGATAACACTTCGGACTCGCAGTCAGAGAATTTGTCGGCCATCTGTGACTGGCACAACTCGATTGAATGCGATCTCGCGATCTCGATTCACTTCAATGCCTACGAGCCCTGCGAGCAAGGTCGTGGAGTCGAGATGCTCTATGTCACGCAGCAAGCGCTCGCGACAGAGATGTCCGCCGCTGTTGCATCGTGCGGCCTGATCAATCGCGGTGCGAAGAAGCGGACCGATTTGAAATTTCTCAACTCGACCGAAGCTCCGGCGATACTGGCGGAGATTTGCTTCGTGGACTCTGAGACCGACTGCAAGGTTTACGAGGAGAGATTTGAGGACATCATCAAAGCGCTGGCCGATGAGCTTGGCGGCGAGGAGACTGATCTCGAACCGATCCCGCCTGACGATGCATCCTTCCACGCTGTCGGTACGTGCAGCCAATTCGGCGGACCGGAGGACACCGGAGTCGATCAGGACGAAGGGCTCGCCTTCATATTCTCGAAGGAAGACGCGCCGCATCTCTTCCTGCCAGATCATCCAGAGTGGGCGCACATGGGACTCGCGCGGCAATTAAATCCGTTCGTGCACTACGTCGCGTGTCGCTGGGATTACGACCGGACTCCAAAGGAGACGTTGCTGGAGCACACCGCGT